ATGTCTACTCTTACCGAGGCCCCGGAAGGAACTTCCACTTTTGACCGGCCAAACCAGAGCTGAAACCTCAGCTGTCTTATAGTGTCATCGTACTGTGACACATGGACCGTTGCCGGCAGGCCTCCCGGCGCAAAATTAAGATTTATTAAATGTTCCATATTCACTCCTTACGCATCTGTTAGCATTCCATTTGTAAAGCTCAGTGTCCGCCATGTATCCTGTGTAATTCCTCCCGCCTGTTCTCTGACAAGTACCATCACATCTATTGTTTGTGCGTAATATTTGTTATTTCCATGGACAAGAGATATTTCATTAGCTGCCAGCTCTACTGCTCCTGTGGTGATTTTCAGCCCTTTGTATGTGTTCCCCGTTATAGGTGTTACGGTTCCGCTGCCATCAATTGTCACATACGTGTTTCCACCTGTGCCCATCTTTATTTGTCCACTCTCATGCCGGATAAATTTTCCGGTTCCAAGAGCATCCTCCTGCTGCAGCCAATATCCATCCATTTGAGTGATGCCATATTTATCAATCTCCAGATAGATATTATCATTGGCATCCCTGACATCAATCATACCGTTCTGAGTGCCGCCTACTGTAAGAGTGCCGCCTTTTATCCGGTCTGCAGACATCGTGCCTGCTGTGATGCTGTTGGCATTGAGATTGATAACATTGATTTGCTGCGCGTCAAACGTGCCATCTATGAGCCAAGCGCTGTTGAATGGTCCCATATAGCCATTCTGTGAGAAGCCTATGCCGTTCTTATTGATCCTGATGCAGTTCACTGCCAGATCTACATCAGGCCTATCCATTACAATGATTTCCTGCGGGTTTCCGTTCGCGTCCGCATTCATGACCACATAGCCGCCAAGGCCTCCGCGGATCATGTCTGTTGCATGGCTAATTGCCGCATCAAACCATGACTTTGCCGCGCTGATCATCTTCTCCGGTTCATGCGATGTTTCTATGATTGTGGCAGCAAGATTTGTGCGGCCCTGTCCCACCTCTATTGACTCATAGCGCTCTTTTAAGACATCGTACACAGTTCTTATTACCTTTGCCGTTGTCTCTACTCCAAGAGGCTCATATGAGATCGTTACTGTATCGCAAAGGTTCACTCTCTCCAGCGGAGCTATCTGCTCATATTCCTTTGTCTGCCAGAGAGCAACAAAGGAAAATTTAATGCTGTCCTTCGGTGTCTGCTTACCGCTAAGGTAATTAGTTGCCCAGCTCCGCATAGTTGCCTCGCTCGGTTCATTCTCATAATCTTCTGTAATGTCCACGACCTCTACTCTTGACCATGAAAACTCATGTGCTGTAGATACTACCCGCTCAGGGAGTTCCTTATATACTCCATCGCGGCTCCAATACGGATATACCGCTGTTACCACGTTTGACAGATTATGTTCCTGCAGGAGATCTATCAGATTCTTTCCGTATCTGATTTTCACTCCTTTATTGGCTCCTCGCGCCGTATGCAGCTTTACTGTGAATTTGTCCCACTCCAGCTCTCCGCCGTAACAATCGAGCATTGAACCCTCTGTGCCACCAAGCCTTGACCTGATCGAGCCAGGAACATCATGCGCACATGTCGCATTAACAACCCTGTCCGTCCAGAAGGTAAAAGGACAGCTGACAGCGGCATACTGTGATAGGCACTGCATTGCATCTGCTGCATTTGTAGCCCTGAAAGGCCGCACAGGTATATAGTTCAGCCTGTAAGAGATATGCTGAGCGTAAAAGGTCACTATGCCATTCATCGGCTTGCTGTGCCTGTAGATCACAAAGGGCTGCGGCTCCTTCCCGTCTGCCGGAATGGCTGAGATGATTCTATCATCTGTAATATCCGCAAAATGCCGCCCTGTAATCGGATACTTGAGCTGCAGCTCATACTCTCCGTTTCTGGCTTCCGTCACTTTGCAGCTCACGCAATCCGGCAGCCTTCCGAGCCCGTTCGTTATAAAGTTCGTTTCATCGCTTTCATACAGTATCGGATTCATACAACAAACCACCTCGGAGTTATGATCACTTTTGTTATACCTGAGAAGGTGATGCCCGTACTCCCCGGAGCAAGCCGCGGGAAGTTCCCGGAACATGTAACCTTCGAATTTCTGTTGTTTGCGGCAGTGTTATAAAATGCATCCTCTGTCTCACAATCTATGTCTATGTAAGACTCTGAGACTCCTGCAATGGTCACTGTCTTGCTGCCTATCGTCAATGTTCCGTTGCCGTAAGCCCTGATGAGCGGCTTTGACTCGTGCCGCGTAGGATTCACTATGCTTGCTCCGGAACTTGTAAACGTGATAGGCAGCTCTCCTTCCAGGAGCCATCTCTGCGGTTTCATGTTAAAAACAATGTCAAAAGTTCCGCTCTGGTTATCAACTCCGGTATTCGGATTGATAGGTCCTTTTACTTCTGCCATCCTGTATTCTCTCGGATGCCTCGTATCTTCTAAGCGATGATAGCCCGGATCTGCGAGAAGGAAGTTCCTCAGCTCCTCAAAGTTGTAAGGAAAGTTTGAAGGAATAAAGCAGTTGTAATGTATCGTCTGATTCTTATAGCATCCGTTGTCAAAGATGAGATCTCCGGACCTCCCCGGCACATGGATCTGCTCAGTATCTCTCTCCGGCCCCGCGTAGGATTCAGTACCGGAGTCATACGCATTGTATTCAAATATCTCTATTCCGTTATACGTTATACTCATGCAAATACTGCATCCTTTCTATCAATGTCATCCTGTATTAGCTCTGCCACCTTTTCGGCAAGTGCCTCCTCATCCATCCCCGCTGACGGGTATACATTAATGGTAAGGCCTCCCATGTTAGTGGTCCTTGTGTTGTTCACAACCGAGCTAACTGCATCTTTCATCATGGCCATGAGCTTGCCAGCTCCGGAAACAACCTCAGCTCCGTTCCCATCGCCGCCGCCCAGCAGGCTGCCGGCATTGTATCCGAATATTGTAGGAGAATTGAGAAGCACAGGAGTTGTATACGCTCGTTTGTACCACTCCACATCAATTGAAGGCAGCTCAATGCCGCCATCCCATGACCAGCCAAAGGAGCCTGATACAGAGAAGTGAGGAAGCGGCAGATTTGGCAGCTCCCAATTGAAATCCAAGAATCCTTTGATGGCATCAATCGCGCCGGAAACCGTGTCCTTTGCTCCATTCCAGATCTCGGAAAATTTATCTCCAATCGCTCCAAGCTTGTCATCCACCCACTCTTTTGCAGAGCTCAGACCGTCCTCTATCGAGGTTTCAACTCCGCCGATCCAGTCTGTTACGCCGTTGCTGACATTCTGATACATGCCATCAAAACTAGCTATCACACCATCGAGCTTGCCGCCTGTCAGGTCATTTATGAAGGCAAGGCCTGTGTCAATGTCTGTCCTTATGCCGAGCATCATAGCGCCAACAGCTCCGCTGACTCCGCCGCCGCACTCATCATAGTACTGCCGCATCTCGTCAAGCTTCTCGCTCTGGAGCTCTGTGGCATCCGTGATGGCAGTGTTGATATTCTCCTTCATGCCATCCCAGGTCTCGGCAATCTGACCGCCTATCTCTTCGGCCTTCTGCGCAGCCCCGTCAAAGAACGCGCCGATATTCTCAGCCCATCCCGCGGCAGTTTCTTTTATGAGATCCCAATTCTCGACCACCAGAACACCCGCGCCCACTATCGCTCCAAGCGCAATGGGAATAGCTGCCAGAGGACCACCGGCAAGCAGGCCAAGAGATCCCACAAAGCTTGCAATCTGCATTCCTGCCATGACTCCGGCAATGGCACCGACTACGGAGGTCACTGTTTCTCCGTTTTCGAGCATCCATGTGCCGACATTTATCACGCCTGTTGCCAGATCTCCCACAAGCTTGGCAGTGCCCTCAAAATCAAATCCTTCAATGGTATCCCATAATGACTCTGCGCCATCGCTGATCAGGGCAAAAGCGCTCTCCCAATCAACAGCCTCGACAAACTCAACAGCCCTCTGGCCCATGTTTGCGATCTTGTCACCGACTGCATCCCAATCAACAGATGCCGCCCAATCCTGGAACACGCCTGCAACGCTTGTCACTGCAGGCGCAAGCCCTACTGCCAATTGGTTCTTAATGCCCTTGACTGTTACATCAAATGTCTGAAAAGCATCATCAACCTCACCGAGAGCGCCCAGCTGCTCCTCAGACAGCACATAACCGGATTCATGTGCCGCCGCGGTGAATCCTTTCAGCTTGTCCTCACCTGCCGCAATAAGCGGGTTGAGATCCTGTGCTGATTTACCAAAGATTTCCATTGCCAGGGCGTCACGCTCTGTCTCATTGGTCATCTTTCCAAGCGCGGCAATACTCTCGGCAAATACTTCCTCGTTATCTCTCAGGGCTCCATTGCCATCAGTGACGGAAACTCCAAGCTTCTTGAACGCATCAACATACTTATCTGAGCCATCCCGCGCGCTTCCCATGCTCCTTGTGAGCTTGGTCATGCTGCCTGTGATCGTGTCAACACTGACATCAACCAGCTCAGACATGTATTTGTATTCCTGGAGCTTGTCTGTGCTTATGCCGGTTACTGTGCTCATGGTAAGCACTTCATCAGCGTAAGCCGCGGCATCTTTCACACCGTCCACCATTGCTCCGGAAATATTCTTGATACCTGTCACAATGGCATCAAGGCCGGCAGTGATCGCTTTCGAGGCAAGATTAGCCATCAGCGTATCACCGAATACACTTGCCTTGCCGGAAGCGTCATCCATGGCATTTCCTGCATCCTTTGTGGCATCACCAACATTATCCATGTTCTTGTTGGTGTCCTTCAGCTCGCCCTCCATCTTATTGAGCTGTGTGGTAGCCTCATTGACTGCCTGTTTCCACTTGAGAGTTTTGGTGTCATTCTCACCGTACTTGTCAGCGGACTTGTCAAGCATCTCCTGCAGGAGCCTTACTTTTTCTTTCTGATTGTCAATTTCTTTCCGCAGTACCTCAGACTTAGCCGCTGCCTTTTCTTCTGCAGATGTAGTCTCATCAAATGAGGACTCAACTTTTTTCATCTCAGAATCAAGCGTTTTTGTTGTCTGAATTATCTGCTGTAACTGTTTTCTATACTCGGCCTCACCGTCTATTCCGATCCGAGGCCCTATGTTTACTGCCATATCAATCCAGCTCCATCAGTTCATCATGCGTTCTTTCGGGGACCACAATGCAGTTTCCGTTATACACAGAAAAGCAGGCCATCATATCTTTGTACTCTCCGTAGTACATTGACATGACTGCCTGCTCATCCAAGTTCATAATCCTGCCATAGAAGAGATACCATGCACGATTCTCTTTTACTGGCTTACTGCGTTTTCTGTTTTTTTTCCTGGCATTTCCCTTACATGCACAGTCTGAGCGCTCTGCTTCTTGAAGTTCTTGAAAGCTTCATTAACACAGGCCTGATAAGTTTCCTCATCAAGGTACTCGAAATCTTCTGCAGTGAGGAGCTTCGGCTCATATGTCCTGCCTTCCCTCTCTGCCTCATGCCGCATCCTGTTCTCATAGCCATTCTGGAGGATAGCCAGGATCTTCGGCATGTACTGGACTGCCGTATTGCCTCCGGTGATCAGAGCGCCGAGGTTCTTGATGTCCTTATCCGGGCAAATCTCGATCAGTTCAATTGTGGCTTTGATGGTTCTCGAAAAACCTGTTTTAATACCATAAATCTCCATATTCTCTCCTTATGTTCCTGAGCTGGAAGAGGATGACCCTGAGCCGGAAGAGGTGGAAATCATGAGCAGCGCACACAGCTCTGCAAAAGCCTCATCTTCTGTCGTGTAGTAGTTCGCTCCTCTAAGCCTCCATGTCTTATCTTCCGTGTCATCCCGGAATAGCTGCGCGGAGTTCTCCGTAGTCTGCCATTTCTTTGTTTCTTCCTCCGTCTCGGCATTGTCACCTGACTCATTGAACTTGACCTTTGTGAGCATGATCGCCCTGTAGATCTCCTGACCGCCACACTGGTACTTCCTGATGTATCCAAATCCGCAGTAGGGAACATCATCTACTGCCGTTGATTTTTCAACCTGCACTCCGTTCACCTCTGCCGCTGCCCCGCGGCCATGAATGAGCTGATCAGCTGCATAAAACAGGTCATCTGTGACCACTGTCATGCTGCCTCCCGTGAATTTGCCTCCTGCACTCTCAGCATCCATATTGTCGGCTCTCCAGGTGTTTGCATCCGAGCTGTTAGCCTGGATCTGAACAGATGCACCTCTGGCAAAAGGAATGCCGCCTGTATATGTCACAGTGTTACCGGAGGCATTATAGAGCGCAACCATCGGCCTTGAAAAGCCTATGCCAATTGCGCCCGCTATTGCATTTGTATTTACAAATTTAGACATTTTCTTACTCCTTTGTTACTTCCTTGATTTTCTTTTCTATCACTTCTTCCATGACTCTTTCGGCTTCTGGCTTCTTAGCCTTGACTGCCGGCGCTATGACAGGAGTCTTTTCTCTGAAAGAAGCTCCTGTTTCCGCTGATCGGATTATGAGTGCATTCGGCTGGCCGTTCGGGAAGGCTTTGGTTCTGACTCCGTTATA